CGGCTGCGAGCTGGGCAACGGCTGCGAGCTGGGCAACGGCTGCGAGCTGGGCAACTACTGCAAAGTCGAACATACTCTTTGCATACACGCTTCCCGTCATACGATTACTTATTGGGGTTGCGACGCCATACAGATTGGATGTAATCAATATATGATTTCAGAATGGCTGTCTCACTATGAAAATATAGGACGTTCGGAGAATTACTCGGACAAAGAAATCGAGGAGTACTGGATGTACATAAACATGATTAAGCGCATACATGAGAGTGGGGGTTTAATTTGACAAAATAGTATGGTCACAGACAGAACGTTGAGCGTTTGGAGCAGCCGAAAAACATCAATAATTAAAATATAGAATTTTATGGAACAGGAAAAATCATTACAGGACATGTCGATGCAGGCATTTTGCGGAGAACTTCCGGATTTGTCAAAGGCGACTCCAGCGCCTCTCCCCATCAACGGAGAATATTGGTCGCCGTCGAGCATCGGAGAAAGCAAGCGTATGTTCTTTAAAGAACTGCGTATGGAAACGGTCATCGACGCAAAGAGCGGTCAGGATGTAGAACTTCAAGTGGCCTATTTCGTCGAGCCTGTCGAGGGGAAAAAGCCCCGCATCATCCGTCAGGGGGGCATACGCCTTACGTCGGTGTTCGACAGTTTCGTGAAAGCTGGGCGCATAGTTCCGGGAATGGCCTTCGAAATTACTTACGATGGCAAGCAGAAGACAGGAACAGGCAATTTCGTAGATACGTGGACGATAACTCCTTTGGCTACCCATTGATGCTATGGAAGATTTCGGATTCGACGTTTATGATTTGAGCGGAGCGGAAAGGGACGGCACGTTGCGTCCGCTCCGCTATGACCGGACGCAATATGCGGATTTCGAAGAATTCCTGGAGCACGTGCACGATTTGCCGAGCCGGAAAAAGCGTGTGCCTAAATCGGTGCTGAGCGTCAACGGCCGTGTTGTGTCCGACAGTATGGATGCCTATCTGTCCCATGCGGGGGAGAGTTCGAGCGCCCTGAAACAGGCGCTCGTCACACCCCGCCATTACGTGACTTACAAAGACCCGCGTATCGAGCGGGACCGGAAGCATTTCCAGTTAGGTACTTTTTGCCACCTGGCATTCCTCCAGCCGGAACTGTTCCGGAAGGTACGGACTGCCCCTAAAGCCGACCGCAGTACGATAAACGGAGTAAAGACTTTGATTGAATGGTATTGGGAGCAGCTTGGAATATCGGCAGAATGTTCTCTGAGGGAGATGAATCACCGCGAGCTGAAAGAGCTGCTGCACGATTGCGAGCGCAGGTTTCATGAAGCCGGATATGTGTGCATTCCGGCCGATGACAGTCTGAAGATAGAGCTTGTCCGCAAGGTGTACAATACGTATGGCGGGGGGATACTTCCCCGGCTGCTGAAGCTGGCCGATGCGGAGACATCCTTTTACGATACCGACCCGCTTACGGGGCTGAAGGAAAAGGTGCGGCCGGATGCGATGCTACTTGAGGAGAATATCGGTCTGAACGTCGTGGTGTCGTTCAAGACGACGAGTGCGAACACTATAGAGCAGTTCGCGCGTGACGCCGTGAAGTACAAATACGACCTTTCCGAAGGGATGTACCTTGACGTCATGTCGCGCATCACGGGCCGTCGCTTCTGCGGCACGCTGATGGTCGTCCTGCAGACTTGCGAACCGTGGCAAATATTCGTACTGTGGTGGTCCCCCGAGGATTTGGAAGCAGGTAAATACAAATACCGTCAGGCTATGGAAATCGTAGCCGCATGCAAGGAGAAACGCTCGTTTCCGGGGTACGATGCCAGAGCGGAAAGCGGCGCCCACGGAATTATCCGGTTCGAACTGCCGGAGTACTCCAGGCTGGCCGTTCCGGAACAGAATATCGATTTAGCATTTACGTAATTCGGTAAGTTCATTATGGAAAATACTTGTCAACCTAACTACCTGATTGGTATCGACACCGGTACGCATACGGGAATAGCGGTATGGGAGCTGCATTCGCAAAAGCTGCTGCTCGTGGACACGATGAGCATTACGAAGGCGATGGAAGCGGTTATGGCTTACCGACATTGGGGCAGTGTCTTTCTCTACATCGAAGACGCCCGGCTTCGCAAATGGTTCGGGAATACCGGTCGGGAACGGCTGAAAGGGGCTGGGAGCGTCTGCCGGGACGCCTCGATATGGGAGGATTGGTGCGGGGAGCAGGATATTCCGTATGAATTGGTTGCCCCGCGCGACAACCGGACGAAACTGTCGGCCTTGCAGTTTCGGAACCTGACGGGCTGGCCGGCCCGCACGACGGAGCACGGCCGGGATGCGGCCATGCTGGTTTACAAAAGATAAGCGGGAAAGCCCACGACTGAAGTCGTGGGAGTATGTCAAGGTCTGAGCAAAGGGAAATAGCAATGAGCAAAGAGGGATATATAAAGCTCTACCGGAAGTTTTTCGATAATCCCTTATGGGTCGAACCCCGTGAGTATTCACGTGCCGAAGCGTGGCTTGATTTGATACAAGCTGCGGGAATAGAGGAACGGGTCATAATACTCGATGGACGGGCGATAGAGAGCCGAAGGGGAGAACTTGCCGCGAGCAGAAGATTTCTCGAGAATCGCTGGAGATGGAGTGCAGGTAAAGTGATTCGTTTTCTGGATATGCTTAAATCGCAGGGAATGATAGAAACAAGAAATGAGCACGGCCAGACCGTTATAAGATTGTGTAATTATGATACTTACAATCCCTTGGTTACAGACAGGCATACCGGCGAAAAAACCAGCGACGAACCGCAAAACGAACCGCGCAACGACATGACAAGCAGTGCGTTGTGTTCATCGGCGAACCAGAGACGAACCGCAAACCGGACCAATCGCGAACCAGATGCGAACCAGACGCGAACCAAAAAGAAAGAATTAAAGAAAGAAATAAAAGAAACTCCTACACCTGACGGTGTAGGAGGAAAGAAAGACGCGGCTGTCGCCGCTACGAACGCGCGGAAAGAAGATTTTCGGAAGTCTCTCATTCCCTACGTGGAGACTTACGGCCGAGAGATGATACGGGCTTTCTTCGATTACTGGACGGAGAAGAACCGGTCGGGCACGAGAATGCGATTCGAGCTGGAGAAAACGTGGGAGACCGCCCGTCGTCTGGCTACGTGGTCTAACCGAGAAAAAGAGAAAAATTGCGCCAAAAGAGAAAAAGAGTATGAGCCTTTACGAAGAGACATTGAAGCAATTGGGCGTCCGGAAAAACGTCGGAGCACGTTGTTATAGACTGCCTTTTTCGGTAGCACAGGTGGCCGACGGCCTTACGGCGGCGTATTCGGCGGTCGTTTCCGGCCGGGGCCGGGAGTTCCTACAGGACGAGGCTACTGCGGCGCACATCCGGCAGGCGGCCCTATGGTTTACCGTGAGCGACAGGCCCGGGCTGCTCCTTTACGGAGGCTTGGGAAACGGCAAGACGACGCTGGCAAAGGCGATGAGGCTTTTTCTGCTCACCGTGCGCGGCGCGGCGGAGGAGCGGCTGGCCTACGGACTTTGGCGGCTGACTGAGGAGGGGGGGCTGGAGGCCGAACGGATAGTCCGCTACGTGCCGCTTGCTACGGAAGTATCTGCCGTGCATTTGGCCGGGCTTCCGTTAACGGACAGCCGTTGGGCGGAAATCGTTGATGCGCCTATGCTCATCATCGACGACATGGGGTGTGAACCGGCAACCGTGAAGCACTACGGCACGGAGGCAACGCCGGTGGCCGACGCGATATTCCGTCGGTACGACAGGATGCAGCCCACCATCATCACGAGCAATCTGGATGATGAGGGAATCGAGCAGCGCTATGGGGCAAGGATAACCGACCGGTTCGAGGAGATGTTCGACCGAATTTCGTTCGACAATGAAAGTTACCGCAGATAAACTGAAAGCCGCCATTCTTGCCCGCGTCCGGGAAGTGTGGGAACGCAAAGTGTTGGACTTCGTAGAGCCTACGGATGCCCTGATAATCAGGGACAATATTTACCTGTCCGTATTCAAAGCATGCACGTTGGAGGAATTTCGGGCGGTCGTTCGGGAGATGGCGGAGGAAGGGCTGGTGACGATTTATGAAACGGCCACGGATACGGGGCTTCGGCTACCGATAGAGGAGAGTGAACTATGAAAAATGAATCTAAGGATAAATACAATCTTCCGCGCGGGTTGTGGTGGAGCGAGACAACGGGGCGTATCGCACTCTGTAGATGTCCGAAATGCGGCCGCGAGAATTATTGCATGAACGTTTTGTCCGGAATATGCACTTGGTGCGGATTCGATGCTAACTCGTACTACAATAGTAAGCTACCAACGACTAAAGTGCGTTGGTAGCTTACGGGCTTCACCAATCTGTTTGCGGTTGGTAAAGAAAGGCCTTTTGCTCCGGAATGAAAAAGGACATTATAAACTGAACGCAGATGAATTTTGCAAAAAACTAATTGAGGAATGAAAAACGATTCAGATGTCATGGATAATATCCCCTCGCGCCCTGTTGGGGAGCGGTTCAATTTTGGGGATGTAGTGCTGGAGGTTGTTAACAATGCTACGAATGATGATTGTGTGGGATGCTATTTTTACAGTCGTTTCAGCGATATTCCTTATCCTGGCCAAATTACGTGTATTAGACATTGCGAGAAATTTGTCTCTGTCATAGGCCATTGTTATTCAGAGGACAGAGAGGATGGCGAGGATATAATTTTCAGACAAGTAAAATGATGGCAGGCAGATTCATGATTGACGGGATTTGGTGCGATGTCCCCGAGGGCGAGAACCTGAACGATTGGCTGAACGAGACCGTAGCGGTTATTCCCGACCCGAATACCTTTGAGATAATCGGCCGTCTTCGGCGCATCGACGTTATCGAACGGGTTCGCAAAAGCGGCCGTGGGCGGGGAGTTTCGAGAGCAAAGATTGTGGAACGTTTCAAGAATAAGAATAGATAATTTATGGACGACAGAGAATTATTGAGGAAGAACTATGAAGATGCCTGCAATGCTTACTTACGAGCATTTTGCCAGAAGCACGGATACGATGAAGACGACGCCGTCAATAGCTGGGCAGCCGGAGATGTAGGAGGCATTGCGTCCGTCGGCGACGAGTTTGTGAATATGGATACTATCATCGCCGATATCGACATGCAGGCACCGGAAACGGCCTTTGGCGAATGGTATGACTACTGTTTGCGCTTGCACATGATTTCGGAGGATATTACCACCCCGAATTACCGAAACTGGCTGCGTGGCTGTCCGCGAAAAACTGTAGAAGAGCTTGCCGCACTTGAAGACGCTCATTTGTGGGTTGAATATGCAAAAAGACAATTTCAAGAGGAAATCGACAAATTCAATGGCTAAAATAAAGGAACTTATCAAACGTGTTTTTATCAAAACGACATGTTGCCATACTTGGAGTTGCAAGCGGCGTACTACATGGCACGACCCTGATTTTGGGAACACCTGGCTGACCGAAATATGGGTTTGCACCAAATGCGGAAAGGTAAAACGAGTGAAACTATGAAAAAGATAATGTTTAACGACCGTTACGGCCTCACGCAAGCGGTTATCGATGGGCGGAAAACCATGACGAGGCGGTTAATTAATCCAATGCCGGAGGATTGCACCGCCAATCACAAAAATTACTGGGGGGCTTATTGGTCGGATGAGCCTATGGCTTTGGAGGTAGAGCGAGATACAGGCGGTATATATTGCAAGTATTGTGGCAACGGCGTAAGATGGTTTGAAGCGGGCTATTACTATAATACTAAATATAAACTTGGCGATATCGTAGCCGTGGCGCAAAGTTATAAATCCATATCTGACAAGCATCCAGACGTAAATACGTTCTTGCTTCAGCTTTCAAAGGCATATGGATGCAAATTGGAAGCCATACCAAATCTGCCCGGCTGGAAGAATAAGATGTTCTCCAAAGCAGAACTTATGCCTCACCAAATTCGCATAACGGATGTCCGCTGCGAGCGGTTGCAGGATATTTCAGACGGGGATTGCCTGCGGGAGGGCGTGCAGTACATCGAAGACATCGAAAAGTATTATCTCGAGCGGACAGACCGGGAGGAAGGCTTTTACTTCGATTCCCCCCGCGAAGCCTTCGCCTCGCTTATCGATAAGGTTTCCGGCAAAGGGACGTGGGAGAATAATCCTTGGGTAATAGTTTATGAGTTTGAGTTGTTGACATACTCCCACGCGCTTTAGTCGTGGGAGTATGTCACCATTGCCATATACTATAGTGCGTGCCAATTCCGATGTAAAAAGTACCTCTATTTAATGTTGGCAAATAACCGTATCCAATTTGTACGCCTATTCCCCAGCGTTTAGATTTGTTGGATATGGGGATGGTCTGCGTTATAGTCTGCTGTTTTTGGTAAACCTGCATTTCTACCAAACTCGGCCGGTATCCCTCGACGACGGCACGGTAATCGGGCGTGGTGTACGTTTTCCGTTCTATTGGTACGGCGACCGGGATTCGGATGGTATCGGTAGGTGATGATAGGTAGCATGTATCGATACGCACGACCGTAACGGTGCGAGGCACGGGTATTTCCCGGACGATAGTATCCGTTACCGTCACCGTATCGCGGCGCAGGATTTCGAGCTGTTGTGGGCGGCAGGTGCGGCGACCGGCGAAGAAGCCGATGCCGAGAACGAGTACCGCCGAGATTGCGGCGGTAATTATCGTGCGTGCCTTCATATCCGGGCGTTTTTTGCGTTTTCCTTGTCGGGACGGTCAACTATACCGCCGACCGGACGAAAGCCAAAATAAAGCCGACGAGGACGCCGACGAGGGTAACGTTCAGGTCTTGCCACTCGAATGTTCCGCGCTTCATCCATTTATCCCACACGAACTCCTTTCCGAATGCGGCGAGTATACCAGCGACAGCACCGGCTGCAGGGGAAAAGATGCCGAATGTAAGCGCCACGGCATATCCTGCCAGAAGATGTAATATTTTGTCTGTTTCCATATTGTATGGTATTATAAGTGCAGTACTTGGCCGCGGTTGCCGGATGCTTTCCATGAAACATGTATCCATGCGTAATTGCTTTCGTCTATCAATTGGTCGAACGGAATCCCTGCTGCTTGAATCATGCTGAACAACCTACGATTCTTGTCTGGTGAACCTACCGTAATGTCTGCTGCTTCTCCCTGCATATGTTGAGAATTGACCGTCCCGCCTACTGCTTTGTTCAGCATCGGCGTGCGAAAACCGCTATTCACAATTACAGGACCGCCCCATAATGCGCGTATGGGGTCGAGACAATTCGTGATAAGAGCTATCAAATTCACTTTCGCACTGGGAGGAGGAGTATTGTCTATACCCTGTTTGATAGCTGTCCGGGAATGACATAATTCTTGAATTGTAAAATACTTACCCATTGCGTGACATATTTTGTATAAAGGAATGAGAGCTACCAGCCATACAAGAAGTTGGTAGCTTCCATCATTCCTCTGCTTTTTTGTTTATAGTATAATACAATGCGTCGTATTCTGATTTTTTTACTAATACGGGGCATTCTGTCACGTTGGTGATATGCGAACACTTGTGCGCTGCTACGATTACGCCGTTTAGGCGTGAAATACGCCCGTCTTTATGTAAAACGGATTTTTGGAGAGTCTCTATTTGGGTTTGACAGAACTCTATTTGCTCACGCATAACGTTGAGCGCTGCCTCCAGTGCTTTGACTTCCTTTTCAAAGGCCTCCGCATCCTTGAATCGTTTCGTTTGCCGCCGATATAAGACCAGCGTGTACAGCGACGTGCCTCCAAATATGCACGTGACAGCCGAGAGTATCCAGTTCAGAATATCCATTATAGCCTGTGTCTTACAGTTTTCTTTGTCCTACGCGTACTATATGGCGTGGAGCTTCAGTGTACGGGCGGCATTCCAGCAGTCCCAACGAGCGGCAGTGTGCCGTTACTTCCTCGAAATATGCTTCACCGATACGGCGGGCATCGTTAGAAGCGCGCACTATCGCGTTGTCTTCGGTTCTCGACGAAAACTCACCGTCTTTGTAGCGGACACCGAAGGCCGTGATATTGATAGGATTGTTCACAATGAACCGGCTGTATGCTATATAAGCCGTAGCCGCGACTATACCGTTACTATATTTCTCACCACAGCATCCCGCATAGTAGCCGCCGTTCATCAGTGCATCGTGGTCGTCCGCCGTTATGGTTGTCTCCGTTCCGTCTGGCCGCGTGTAGGTGAATGCGTCGCCGGTTTTGAAGTCCGTCTCATCGAGCCACCGGTACAGCGGCGCGCCGAGAACGTCCATCAGGCGTAGCCGTTCAGCCTCCGCAAGGTATGGCTCGAGACGTTCCTTGGCGTTAATGTTAGCCGCAATGGGCCGGACACGGTTAATATCCTGTATTGTCAGTAGCATTAGGCACGAGTTTTAATGCGTCTTCTTCTGTGAAACCGAAGAGCATCGTTAGTGAGCTGCGCTTCTGTTGTATAGTAAGCGTGGCATTGGTAATGACTTCCACTACATGCGCTGTAGCCGCCTCGCCGTGTGTCTCTATATATGAGCCGCCGGTATTGTACGCAAGCGGCACGATATCAAAATGCATCGGGATTTCATTCCACCAGAAGCTGAACAGGTATTCGAGCGTCTCGGTGATTATCGAGCGGTCGCGGTAAGTGACGGAGTTATAATATTTGTAAGCGTTTACGAACAGGTCGGCTCCAAGGTTGCCAGCTACGTCCTTTGCTCGCAGAATCGGCGGTTGTTTGAATGCCTCGCCGATATTGTCGGGGATGACCTGCTGCGTGGTCTTAAACTTGCTATCATAGTTATCGCCGGACAGCGATACAAACTGCGGTATTTCATCTTTGTTCTTCGCTGTGGTGTACCACAATTGCATGGCATTCTCATCGCCCTGGAATTGCATCAGCTCCTGCTGCTTGCGTGCTAACTGCTCCTCGTTCTGGTCGCTTTCCATGATGTCAACGAGCAGGCCGGCCAGCATGAAGTTGCTGCACACGTTGCGTCCCGCGATGTTGGCAAGACCTTCCTCGGTACGCATATCGGTCAGTTCTGCTACGTACTTGGGTATTGGATATGCCAAATCGCCTACGGACGAGCCGCATAGATAGAACACCTGTCCGCGGTAACTCTCCCAGCCGCCGGCTTCGTCCACTTCGGACTGCACTGTTTCGGGACACGGGTCAAAAAGGTGATAACGAATTATCTCGTCAGGATACCAACGCATGCGAAAACGGGTACTACGCCGTCCCCAGTCTGCATGTACCGCAATATGAGTAATCTCGTCGCCGTTATCGGAAGTTCCCAGACGACAGAATTCGAACGGTACCACGTGCATATCTTTGATGTGAAAATCCTGCGTATAGTTCACATGAATTGCGAAGCCACAGTATTTGGTGTAGTCCTCTACGATTTTGCGGAGAAAGCGCGTACCTGTTTCCGTAGCGTTTACCATCATGTCCGCAACGGCACTGTCCCCGAATCCCTCGCCGTTCACGAAATCGGAGTAGATGTCGAGGCATGCATATCCCGTTTTAGAAGCTGTGACGAGTTCGTTCACTACCTGCGGAAAATCGTTATCCTCGCCGTAGGTAAGGATATGCCATTGCCGCCAGTCATATGACTTAAACTGCTGCCGCGTCTTTATCTGCGAGGCTATCATCTTCTACAATTTTTTTTGCCCGCGGTTTGCGTGGTTTCTTAGGTTTGTCGGCAGATGTTCCGGATTCCTCCGACGATATGCCACCATTATTGCGGTAAGATGCTATGCGAACGTCTACATCCTCTGGTAGTTTGCTAAAGAACTTGCGAACGGCGGGATTATTGGACAAATGGCGTAATGCCATCTCCTCGCCTTTCGCCCGAAGTGTTGCAGGTGTTAGTACCCAATCAATTTCCATGTTTACAGGGTCTGTTTTGTAGGTTCCTGGGTAAACTTCGTATTCTGTAGTTTTTGGTTCTATTCCTTGTAACTTCATGAGTTTTATATGAGATTCGATATACGTGTGTATGCATGTAGCAAGGTTACGGCCAAGAAAAACTTTTGCGAGATAACGAATTTCTTCCATCGCCGCGCGGTTGCTTTCCAATGTCTGTATATAATGATTTCTGTATTGTTGAGACAGATTATTATATGCTGCTTGGTAGGCTTTCAGTTTTTCTATGTCTGATTTTTCCATAACGATATATTTGACGCATTGAGGCGGGGTTGATACCCCGCCTGTGCGTGCATCAGAAAATTAGTTTGAGGCGGGGGAGAGCAGTGACGTAATAGCTTTGTCTGTCGTCGCCTCGTCCGTCTTGAAAAATGATTTAGGCAGGCTGTCTTCGCGTCCATCTTCCCCTGTGGACAAAGTTACGTCATAGGCTATGCCGTCCGTAATTTCTGTCGAAACTGTCAGCGCCGAAACGCTGAGACCTGAATTCCAACCGTACACTTCATATTTAGTGTCTCCGGATGCGCCTCTGTCTTTGTTCTCCACAATAGCCACTACTAAGGCATTGGTAAGACCGTTGATGAATTTCTTTGCTGCCTCCGATTTCTGGAATATACGCACTTGTACACTGTGCGTATGACTATTTACGTAAGTCCCAGCGTTGATTTCATCAGTGCCGATGGTTGCGTCCGGTAAAGAATCCACCTCATATGCTTTTGCGCCTGTTTTGAGAATCAGGTCGGAAATAACATTATTCGTCACTTCCGAAGTTGCCTTGTTGATATCAGAATGGCTTATCAGTATGACACGTGCCGCGGTACCGGGAGTAGCCTGAGATAAGCAGTCTTCACTCGTGAAGCCTACAGATATTTTGCTGCAATCTACTGCCATAACTTATCCTCCTAAATGGCTATGGTGAACATTTCGGGATTGGTAAGTTTTGCATCCAGACGTCCCATAAGACGAGTAAATACTACCTTGTCCTTGCGGTCGTACCACATTTCAATCTGGTCAAAACTGTCGAGGCTGTCCACGCCTACGCCGAGCACGGGCCGAGCAGTGTATATGGCGCGGTTCGGATTGTCGTATTTCGTCCCGTTGTCGAAGTATGATTTAATCATCTTGTCCCATATAGGCATGGCAATTACGGGAATGCCGTCATAGGAGAGTGCGGAGCGTCCGTCAAGCAGCATGACGCGCGCGCTTTCGAGATATTGAGAGGATGCGAGATACTGCGTATAAGCGTCGTAGATGCTCTGCGTCACAAGTATGAACTGATTTTCCATGCCTCGCAGTTCTATCGGAGCGCCGTAAACCAGCCCCGCGAAATAGTCCACGATATTCTCCGGCGATACCTTCTGTGCTGCATACGATGCGCCTGTATTTTCCGTAATAGTTACGCGCTGTTCCGCATTCTCGCCCGCTTGTGTGATAGCTTGTTTCCAGAATCCATCGAGCAGGGTGAAGTATTTCGTATCCAGCCCCGCGGTGACCGTGCCGGTAGGCCCGCTCTGTGCCGACGTATCGCCGAACCAAACGGTCCGATAGAAGAAGTCGCGTACACTCTTCCGTAGAACTGTGAGCACGATGTTTGCGTAATCGGTGTCAGTAAAATCGGGAATGCGTACGCCGGTATGCAGAGAGTATATCGTGGCTGCGTTCTGCAAATCAGTATAGCACTGTTTGAGGAATATTTCCCATGTCTTTGGATTCCACTCCAATTTTCGAGTATTGATGCTCCAGTTCTGATTAGAAGAATTGCATCCGGTGTCCGGAACGCCCACCAGGCCGCCTTCACCGATGAACCCAACCTCAGTATTGGTAACGATACCCGGGAATATCGTATGAATGGACGTGAAATCGGGGGCACGCAACGTGTCCTCGAACAGCATTTCGCTAAGCGAATCGACCAATTTACCTTCGAAGGTAAATTTAGTCATGTCAATAAAACCTCCTGCTGCCATTTTTATAGGGTGTAATGTTAGTGAATGTTGGTTATTTAATGAGTTTTTCAGCCTCAGCGGCCTTTCGCTGCTTCTCGCGCGCCTCCTTGATGATGTCCTCCTTCGAGAGGCTGGCCGGTGATTTAGATGTTGGGACATAGTTCTGTCTTGAAGGCGGTACTTCGCGGCTACCTCGAAGACGGCGTAACTCCGCTTCCTGCTCATCGATTACCCTGCGTGCTTCTTCCAGCATGTCTTCCAGCTCCCGCACGCGCTCCTCCATGTCTCCCACGCCAGGCTGATTAGGCGATTCTATCGCCGTTACTACATTGTCTTCGATGTTGACTTTGCGGCCATCAGCAAGTACGAACTCGCCTTCGGTGTCGCCTTTTGCCACTTTTACACGGTCGCCAACGCTGAGGCTGTCGTCGGACGAGGATGTTGAAAACACGATATTCCCCTCCACGTCTTTGTAATCGTAGTTGAAAATTTCGTGTTTTTTGAAGTAATTAGCCATTCGTTCCATGAACGAAACATAGGCCGAAGATTTTGTTTCTGCCATAATGCAATTATATAGTTGATTGGTTGTGTATTGGTTTATTCTGTCTATAAATCCCATTTCGAGAAGGGAGTTCGCATCATGTACTTTTTCCTGCTGGATAACATTGCGTAAAAATTTCCTATCTGCTCCGGTGCGTTCTGTGTAAATATCAAGTATTGCTTCTTGCTCCATCTCCAGTATATCGGACATATTCCGAGCTTCTTCAGTCGATATGCATCCGTACATTTCGGTATGAACCTGATGAATCAGCGCACGGACATTGCGGTTAGCTGACCTGTTGCCTTTCGGAGCCGCAAGTAAAATTACAGTTGCCATAGAATGACAGGCCCCACGAATATTTGCGTAAATGTTTCGCCCGCTCATTCGCAACATATCGTATATTTTGAATCCTTCCTCCGTGCTCCCGCCGTCGCTGTCTATATCCAACAGAATATCAGGGTCGGGATTTCCGGCCAATATCTCCGCCAGTTTCTCGGCGGAAAATGTGTTGTCGCCAAACCAGCTATTTTCGGGAGCAATACATCCTATGACTTCTATATGTATCATATATACAAAGATACGTATTTTTAGTTTTATATAAGAAAAAAACTATAATAATAATTTGTTTGATTGTATTTTCATATAGTTTGCTTCCTGTCTTTTAATGTCCTGGATAGTTGCTACTATTTTCACAGAATTAAGAGCTTTAGCAATAGCTTGTTCGATGTTAGGATTGATATCCATTCCTGCGTGTCTCATAACATATCCGCCATCGTATCCGGCGGAGGCAAATGGAATACCTCCGCCCGCTTCATTGATGGCAGACAGTAGGGGGAGGAATCTGGCCGTCGAACGCCTGTTGATAATTACCTCGCCGGCCTCAGCTTCAATAACTTCTCCGCCCTGTGCATGGGTGCGTCCATGAATGTAACGGCCCCGGGAGGCGGTAGGAAGCGGGGCAGACAATACGGCAGCCATTTGCAGTGCGCTTGCCGCCGATATGAGCCCGGTAAGTATCCCGGCCACTATGGGATTTGCCTGAGCCTGTGCCCACGCCTGCACGATTGCCTGTGCAGTGCTTACCGTAATTGAAAATACGGATGCAGCCCGTTCGGCTTTCGCCTCTCTGACACGGGCTTCGGCTATTGCATCCTCCCGCTCTTTTTGCAGCCGCATACTTTCCGCGTTATATTCGGCTTCCGTATAGGCCCCGCGTGCGTACATGTCGGCTAAATTCTGTTCTGCCTTATCATACGTGTCGTTGATAGATGTCACTTGCTGTTCTACCTGCGAAGAAATTAGGTCGGTAATACCATTGAAAACTTCATTTATTTGGTCGGCAATGGAGAATATATCGTCCCGAAGTTTAGTTTGAAATTCTTCCTCGTTCTGAGCCATTGCCGCCCGTATTTCCTCCACTTTCTCCGCATTGTTTTTATAGAGTTCCAATTCCTGGAGCAACCGTTCTTTCGTCGTCCGATATCGGGTTACATAATTGCTGTTGTCGATTTCATATCCCTCCAGCCATGCAGCACGCTCGATAGCCAATACTTGATTAGCTATTTCCCGCTGCAACGAAACGGTATCTTCTCCGAGCTGTTGACGGAGGCGTAATTCTTCCTGCATGCCCTGTAGTTCCAGTTGCAGACGCTCGATGCTACCCTCCTTCATCTCTTCTGCCTCCTGCGATACTATTGCCTGCAAAGTTTTCAGCCGTTCCTTAAGGATTTCATTTTGCTTTTTGGCGATTTTCTCGTCTACTTCTATCGTCTCCTCCCCGTTCTTCTCCAGCATCTCCTTCTCTGCCTCAAAAGCCTCCAATTCGATTTTCAGACGTTCCGCGGCATTGTTCCCGGCTTCCAGAATGCGCCGGCGGTAAAGAATACTCAGTGCTTCGAATTCTTGCCTGTCATATTTCTTATTGACTTCGGAAATATCTTTTGCAAGGTTTTCGGCTAACTTGTCGCGATATACCAATAAATTTGCCAACACCTCCTCGTAGGCTGTTTTTGCGGCTGCAGCCTCCTCCTGGGACAGGTTGCCAAAATCTATTTTTTCATATTCGGCAACCGTATCCTCTAACGTCTTGAGAGTTTCCGCATATTCGCGCATTAGCTGCCGTATCTCGCCCTGTCTGCTCCCTTCATTGAGAGTTTTAACCATTTCCTGTTGGATTTTTACGATATTTCCTGCGAATTTGGAAGCCAGCTGGTCTACGGTCTTGCCCGCGTCTTCTGCATCTTCTGCAAAGCCCACAGCGAGTTCCGAGGATTTTTCGGCGGCCGTGGCTGTAAGTTCGTTTATGAACGTCAGATAATTTTCGGCCCTTGAGAAAGCCTTGTCAGCTTTGTAGTTCAGCCTTTCTGCGCGGTCAGCTGTCAAATCGAAATTACGGCCTATATTATTTCCTAAGAATACAAATGATTGACCGAGCAAAGTATTGGCGTTAGCCCAATTCTGTATTCGTTTCTCCTCCCGTTCGCTATTTTCTTGTGCCAGTTGCCGTGCCCTTGCCTGATATTCTATAGCCTCTGTTATCTGCTCTTCATACAATTTCAGTGATGCAGCAGCCTGCGCACGTGCGACCATTGCATCTATGACTTTTTGCGTAGATGCAGGAGAACCGAATACGGTCTCTGCATCGTTTACGTCGTTTATGGCAAGTCCCGTATCTGCTATCTCGTCCTTGTATTTTTGTATGAATCCCGCTTTTGCTTCTGCATCATCGCCCAATCTCGCCCATGCATCGGCGAGTAAATTGATATTCGCAATCTGTTTGCCGAGCCCGCTGAAATCCATTGCTTCATTTAATGCTTTCATGGAGGCCGCCGTGCTGTCCGCCGCATGTTTCCCTTCGAGCAGTTCGCCTATCCACTTTACCAGCTCGCCTCCGTATTGCGCAAGGAGAGTAACGCCCACTGCTAACAATGTCTGCATGGACAGAAATGATGACAACACTGTTTTTATCACAGACGGTGCGGCCTTACCTTCCTTTCGCAGGGCTGCAGCCTCCATACGCACTTTCTGTATCTCGTCAAAAAACATCGGTAGGTTGTTCGAGATGGCGAGGAAAAACTGATTAGCGCTAACAGTGAGGGATGGTAATTCGCGTACTAGTTGTTGTGCCTGAATATTCAATCCATTATATGCACTGCCGTAGTTACCGACGTTGCGGCGAAAATTGCCCAGCGCCTGTTCCTGCTTGCTGAGTTCCGCAGTCAGTCCTGCGATGCGGTCACGCAGTTCGGTTCCCTCCGCCGCTTCTCTTTCCGCCTTGCCCAAACCGTCGTATTCCTGTGTAAGTAATGACACTTGCAAACGCATGGCTTTAAGCGCATCTGCCTGTTGCCCCTCTAATTTCATAGAGTTGACAGCAAATTTACTGTATGAGTTGTATTGGGCAGTAAGTACTTTCAATTGGGCGGCCTTTTGCTGATACGCGATAGTGCCTTTCCCATTTTGCGCCGCCTCCTGCTTCATGGCTTCTTTAACTCCTTCTATTTTCTGCTGCAGCTCTGCCGCCGTAGCGATTGCCTCGGTCGCATTCAGTTTAATGTTATATACGGTTTCTCTTGTTTCGGTAGCCATGTTATTGTAATTTAATCATTTCACAGGTGACAATCTCTCCGGAGTAATTCTCGACTTTCAGCAGATAGAAGTATGCGCTAAACTGTTCTAACCAAACAGGCTTCATAAAATCTATCATGTATATATCGAGCAGCGACAAATCGAAAGAAGCCCGTAAAACAGTTGGAAAAGCAATTGCATTTGTTAAAGCATCAAAGTTCTGTTTGATGTTTTTTGTGTAAAAATTGCCTGTATATACATTCCTGGCAGCAGATACAGTACCTTGCTGAATTGTTTTGCTAAACGGCAATAATGCTTGTAATAGATAGGGTGTATCGCTTCCTTTCCATGTTCTGGATATGCCGCTATCCTGCTGTGAAACCTCATATAGTGGAAGATTGACGACTTGGCCGTAAGTATCAAATGTTAGATTTTTCGCGCTGGCAAACGGTATTTCCATATACTCCTCCGGCCCCTGTTCTAAGGATGCAGAATACATTCTGAATGTCCAGCCGGTTTGGTAATCATTTTCTTCCTTAAAATTGATTTCGTTGATTTTGGCGAAATTGTCGGGCTGATAGCTAAATTCGAGTTCATCGTCCTGTAATAGTTTGTCCGACCAGTCCATTACATTACCTGCATTCTTGTTGTCAATGACGGTTTGGAAAGTTTCAAATGTTACGGTCTTGGTGCGATAATCGAATACGGGGAAAAGGGCAAAAGTCTGTATTACAGCACGCACAAAATCGCCCTGCGTGTCGAAGTTCATGCAATCGAACAGATTTGCGCTTGAGCCTATTGTGATGCTGCCGTAATCAGTTTCGCTGTCGGGGTCTGATGTAAACTTAACAGATAGGTCTATATCTATAGGCATTTGTATTGGAGACGTATTGGTACTGTCAAAACGCTCATAGGATTGGAATGTGAAACTAAAACGTAACTGCTCCCCCGCATTGATTGTAAATGGATTTTCTGTATATAGTAAGTGTGTTTGGCCGGCGGCTATATCTGGAAGCCAATAATTATTATTAATATCATCATACTGATAGCCTTTTAATGGCTTTGATACAATAACATTACCAGAGTTGTCCGTAATATTTGCAACAACCTGCAAGGCTGTTATCGTACTGTCTGGCGTGTATGGATAATTGATAGGAGCGCCAGGTTTTACAGATACTACAACGTCGCATTTCTGCGTATCAAGAGCGAAATATGTTGGTTTGTAATGTAATCGCATTTCATCCGAAGTGCCGCTATACCCACTCCTGCCTGAAGAATCGGATTCTAAAGATATTGGTACTTTAACAAAATTTCGGCGCTGAATCGCTATAGAAGCAAACACTCCTCCTGTCATTTCGTATGTAAAATTTCCAGACTGTTTTAAACTAACACATGGAATGATGTGTTTATCCAACCCAGAGGAATTGTCGTACTCAGTATTCCATCCATGATACTTCATAATAGCGCTGAGTACGGATGGAACACTGAGAGCCGGAAAGACATTCCATACATCTACTGCCTGGCTGAGCGTGTCGGCATTGCTGACAGCTCCAGGTTCGATATCGTTTTGTGATAGCAGGTACAGACCGTTTACCGTGCCATATCCTCCAGTCGCCTGGCTAAACGTTCGGATTTGTGTGATATCTACAGCTCTGTTTAATTTTATTGCCGACATAGGCGTATCATCCATAGATACGAACAAGTCTTTGTTTGCACCTATGATTTGGCAGTTTATCTCCCCGCCGGACATGGAATCGACGTACAGCAGCATATCCTCCTCGGTGAATTTCTGCCCGTCGCAAAGGAGCAGGCAGGGCCACGCGTGCGTCGATATATCCCCGTATCGTCCGTTAATGCCGTTGAAATACTGCATAGCCCGAATGTTCGTTTCCGTAACAGGCAATGTTAGTGCCTGGGAAAACGTGACGTTTCGAGCACTCGGTTCGGATACGTCGAACGCCTGCAGTGTGATGTACGGATTTTCATCGCCCAAATCGAGCGATATCCATTCTTCCGCCTCTGTATGTCGTATTTTTACTTCCCATTTCATAGCTGCTGTAATTTGATTGGCGGTAGCGTAAATGTGTATTCTATATCCCCAAGTCCTGAGCGGCTATTCCATGTTACGGAAATCGAATCTTCGAATACGACCGTCTGCCATTTGCCGACGCTTTCGTCGTACCATTCAACGAGAGGGGAGCGGGGTATGAATTTCAAGCACTCAAATTCTTCGCGTGTTAACAATCCGTCGCCTACCGTTATACGCTTGCGACCTATGGCACTTGCGCGATGCCATATGTGGTATTGGTCGGAAGGATAGGGTAGTGTATTTATGATATCTTCAATCTCCTGTTCGTCCGATGGATATGACTTGAACATCCAGAAATCGTATCCTCCTTTTTCATTTATCCATCTTATATAAAAAGGGTTATCTGGAATACATCCTAATCGGCAATGATATTTTGGTGTAAAATATTGGAATGAAATATACGAGTTTCTAAGTTCCCAACTTTCAGTATCTGTAAAATCTACGATACTTACCCCTACAGGAATCTGCTGAGCTTTATATGCACTATTAAACGTTTTCCCATATAGATATGGACCTATAGAAAACGTATTTGTATTTATAACCATGTCGAGCGGATATCCTTCATACCATACCCAACATGCAGGAGACATAAGCATTGCTGCATTTTCTGTTTGCATATCGCTAATATGTCCATACTGAGATATGTGGCGCATGAATAATCTTCTTGCATTTTCTTGTGCTGTATCTTCCCCAGGAATGTTGTTAACAGTGTAATTCCCGTATAAATTGTTGTCAGAATATCCGGAACGTATGTTGAAAAACGATGATTTAAATATCCATCCTAAATCATATTTTATCTTGCCGTCCTTGTCCGGTTCTGAAGATAAAAGCACATTCTGAGTATTTGCATTGGGCCCTTCAACATTCACCGTAATCATCGGCAAGGTCGTGTCTGTAGGCGATAATGAATCGAGCAAATCAGCAGGCGATGGAAGATACGGCAAATAATCATTTCCGGTATTTATCATTATTTTGCCAGCCGTGACCGACATTAACAGGAATCCCTTTGGTGAGCCGCCGGGACTTTCCGGCGTTTTGTAATCTACTAAAAAAGAATTGTCGTATGGATAAAGAATTGCTTGCCTCGAACCGTCTGACACAGATGAGCGCATTGTCGTTTCACCGGAATAGAACCATGGCTGAAAATCTCCCGTATAACCGTATCTATAAATACTTCTTACCTCAAATCGGGATGTTAGTGCATAAGGAATTATCGTATCGAGCATTTTACCATCGTTATACATGTTTCTCTGCACATAGGTTATGTTCCAAATCGTATTCAAAGTACGCACATAATAAATATGACCGCCCATGTATAAACTACCGTCAGCGGTGCCACCTAACCATATATTTTTAATATTACTATAAACATTATAACTAACATCCCCATTATAAATAGTGGTTCCGTTAAAATCGATACGCATAATTCCAGTGCCTCCTGATGTAACGGCGGCTGTGTCTGTCCAAATAACAATATGATTTAGTGTTTTTAAAACAACGTCAATAGTAGTAGATGAATCTTGGAGTCGTACTAATTTGCCATTTTTAAAACCTATTACGTCAACTGGTTGCGACAGTTCGTCTGCATAAATTACTAAAGGATGTACTAAATCATCATTTGCAATATTGTCTATATCAAACACTAATTCTATTCCCAACGAATTACTATTGCGCATAATTTGTGATACTTCAACGTACCCTAAAGGTCTGTTTGTGCAGTCAAAAGATTGAGGAACACCAATACAATGTCTGAAATTAAACCATGCAGTTAGTCCAGGGCCTGTCCATGCTTCGGGTACATCTTTAAATGGATTTTGAACAATAAATTGTGTACATAAAGCAGCTTGCATGTCCGGATATCCCACGGTAGATAATTGATTAGCATTGATATATGCTCGCTCTATATAATCGACAAAGTTGCGAGATGGCGTTATGTTTAAAGTCCATAATGCATCACCGAATGTTTGGTCTATTATCAATTCCACGCGTCCCCCCGCAAACTTGTTATTTGTGGTGCTCGTTTTAATACTTAATTTATTGATACCAAGACTGTAATATTTCCCTATTGTAAACGGTATTATGGAGCTCACTCCACCTGCTGATATGCTGGTAAGTCCGGACGATTCTATTCTTGAAAATAATGTCGGTAATTGACGTTGGCCGGCCGGCATAGCCGAGCTACCCACAGGCATTTCAACATCTGCATTGGATGTTTTTAACGGTAGAATATTAACTCCTTCTGTATCATTTTGATGTGCTTGCGCCCACTCATACAGTCCTTTGTCAGTTTGCAATACGAGTTCCGTCTCCTCGTACGCTGAACATATTGGTTTCGGTTTTTTCAGACAGTATGCCATAATCTATAATATATATCCGTGTTGTGATGATGCAGGGACGGACAGTGCTTCATTGATAAGTATTTGCATCGCTTGCTCTAATGCCGTTTCAAGCCACGCCTCAAAATTTTTTACGGGCGTGTCGACCAAATCCACGTATAGATGATTTCTGTATAATTCCGACCCTTCGCGGCGTATTTTCCATGCTACCGCATTGGCAAAACGTCTGGCATCTCGCGCATCTATAAAATAAAGACCTTTGGCGGCTGCCCATTCTTCGATAATGTCGGTAAAGTTGGCCGGGACGCGTCCGGGCCCCCGCCCCGTGATGAGAGTATGGAAATATCCGGGAGCCTTTACCGCTCCCTCGATAATATCCCCAGTGCGCTCTACCGTTGCCGTCGTTTCTGAATACGTCCGTCCACTTGCCTGCTGTCCGGCACGGCGAGAAGCCTCTATTATGTCATCCCTCAGCATTTCCAAGTGCTGAAGAAGCTCGCTGTCGAATCTTGTTGTCATCGTCTTTTCGCTTTTCGTGCGCGGGAGGCTTTTTCTTCGCGATTCTTATGCAGCCGCTCGTGAAATATCGCCCGCTGCATATCGGTATAAAGTATATTGAATACTTTCGCGTATTTCCATGACAGTATCGTGTCTGGGTCCGTCGCGAACTCTTTTGCGAGAGACGTTATTACTCCCATGTAACTGATTTTCCGCTGCATATCGAGTATACCTGCAGCTTTCTCTTCCGTGGTAGGGGCTTTATAAAGCTCTTTATTTTCACGATTAATCCAGTATGCCAAACCGTCTATAACTTCCGGCCACCAAGCAATGCTTTCACGGATATTCAGGAACGACCATTTTGGCACAAGACATTTCATGCACGCTTCCATTTTGGCGAACTCAGACAGTTTCGCGTTCTGCAAAATGCGACCGAGTTCTATACGTTGTCCGTATGTAAACTGCCCCCCTCGGATATCTACTTTACGCATAATCTTCGGCACACAGCCCCTCCTCCCACTGAAATTCTACATAAATGCTTATTTCGTTCGCGTCGAATCGCGGTTCCGCCCTGTAGTTAATACGCAGATTTGCGAACGAATCGGGAAATCGTGCGGCCATGTCCGATTTTTTCAGCGCCTGCAGAAATGGCCGGACGAGCCGCCGCTCTATCGTGTCCTGCACAGCAAGACGCGTACGAGTAGTCATATCGTTATCGGAAAATTCCGTGCTTCCTTTTTCATACGTGCTGTGCATCTCAACAAAACCGCAGAAATATACACGCACTGTAGTTTGCTGATGAGGGATACGGCCTCGCGGCAATATATAGTTAGAGTAGACAGGCGGTTCGACATATATAAAGAAATTTGCGTGCCCATCGTCATTCGTTCGCGGTACGGTATCGATTTTAACCGCAATCAAATCGGCACTGTCGCACTCGAAATACACATCTCCGCCTCCGACGTTGCACGTTTTGGCAAAATCGCCGATAAATGATATTATGCTTCCAATCATCTTTTTTTAGGTATTTGCAGCGGCGAGAAACGAGCCCCCTCCGCTTTGTCGTGTATGTCGAAAAACTGCCGCATAATTAATGTGTCTAAAAAATCCGGCGAATGCCCCAATGCCTGTTTCATTTCCTCTTTTTTTATGAGAGCGCGCTTATTGTCGGTGTTCACGTCAGCCGCTTTCAGCTGCATAAGCTCCGTGCGTATGCGTTCGGCATACTCGGGCGGGCAATCTATGCGTATCTGACGTTTATTTATTTTTTCGGCCAATCTATATGCACATTCGGCCTTGAGCGAAGCGTATGTGTCATGTATTGCTTTTGAACCACCGCGAAACTCCTTTATGCCGCGCATATAGCTCTCAAGAAAAAATCCCAGACCGTCCGCGTCAGCCACTATGTGCGACCTGGGCACGTTATTTTCTGTCGCAATTCTCTGTATAGCTGTTTCAATATCTTTTCCGCCCGTCTTATTTTTCACGAACGGAAAGCGGCAGACGTCGCCATGCCACAGAGCTATTACGCACGTATCGCGTCCGCCTCCGGCCAAGTCTGCCGATATATATGGGTCACCCTCGTTCACGAAATCGTTTGTAAATGCGTCGCATACGGCGTCATAATCTACCAGTAATCTCGCGTCTGTATCAAACTCCCAACGTCCGTACAGCAGACGCTCTCGTTCTGCGGGGGTAAGAGCTTGTCGCAGATTTTCGATGTATTCCTGCGTAGCCGTCTTATTGTCTGAAATAAACGCTTGGATGAAACGGATGTGCGACGGTAATGTCCCGTCGCGGTAGGGCTTGTAATAATCGTTGTACAAATAGTTATTCGACGGATTACATGTTTGTAACAATTTTATTGACAGGTCGTAGCGTTCGTTATTTTTGCGTCCCAAAGTAGCCATAAGGTTGGATTTAGCCGCCCTGCAAAATTCTCCAGCCTCTTCAATCCATCCGCGCGTCATCTGCATCGAGCCGAACCGCATGTACAGCGGGTCGGAAGGCCTATAGCTCGCTTCAATCAAATACACGCGAGAACCATTATACAGCTCGAAATAGTGATATGCCCCGTTGTACGTCACATACTGCGAAGAATCAACCCCCCATGCATTCAGAACTTCATGAATAGACGGAACTGTAAAACGCACGAGGTCGGTGAGATTTTGCCGCGCAATAAAATAGTACGTTTCAGGATACGTGAGCGCATCTCCAAAAATCAAAGAACATCCGAGAAACGATTTGCCGCCCATTTTGGCGCCTCCGTAAAGTATTTCTGTTACGGAGTTGTCGCACCACAGTCGAGCGCATTCTTTCTGCTTGTCATTTCCGCGCGTGTCAAACGTCAGTTCCATATTTCCGTCTGTATCTCGCTTCAAGACGCTTCCAGCGCTTGAATAAGTGAGCCTCCCATCCACCGACGATACGGCGATATATTATCGGCGCGACAGCGCCGCATATGGCTCCCAGACCGATTACGGCGAACGGTAATATTATCCAAACGACTGTCATCATATTACTTTCATACCTGTTATCTGATTAACGTCTACGCGGCCGGCCAATTCGCTCGATTGCTTGTTCTTCCATTTTTCCGGGTCAAGATTTGTCAGAAGGAAAATACATGCAGCTACATTGGGGGCTTCGCGCATCGTCTTCTCGGTTATTTGTTTCACCACTCCGTTTCCCGTCTTTTTTGTAACAATTTGCGTCCATTCAAAACCCTCAGCGGCTGTGGCAAGAGAATGCACTATCCGTTTTTCCAGCCCCTCGCGATATTCCTCTTTCGCTTTTTTTATAGCCTCGTGAAATTCGGGCCGTTCGAGCCAGTCGTAATAGGTCGAGAAATGGATATCGCATGCCTTACATAAATCGACGACCGTGCCGCCTCCGTATTCAATCAGCCCGTTTTTGCGTACCCATGCGGCACATTCTTCTATTTTCTCCTGAGAATACTTTCCCATTGTTTTATTTTATCTTATTATTTACTACAAAAATAAAAATAAAAACAATAATTATGAGCGAAAAAATGCAGTAGCAGGCATCTTTTTTTTGAAAAAAAGATTTGCATTTTCAAAATTAATTACTACCTTTGTAGTGTAATCAAAAACCAAAACCAAGCCGCCGGGCTCAAAGCGAGAACAATATGAAAACTTTCAAAAACTTCTACGACAATCTTTCTGACCTTCGCGCAAAAAACAACGTTCGCGCAATTTTCAATCTGATTGACGGTACTCATCGGATAGAGTATCCGAGTCGTCGTACTGTTTGGGAATATTTTGACGATGCCCCTGGTATTTTTGAAATCGTTGCAAAATACGGCCAGGGATTCGTAACTGACATTTGCGACAAGGCTCTGCATCACAATATCCGCCTTTCCGAAAAACAGCGCTGGTGCGTCGCTTTCGCCATGATGAAGGTTACGGACGAGCAGATAGCCGAATACCGCGAATGGGAGCAGGCGGAACTGGCCGCCCTCGACGCAGAGATTGAGGCATCCGAACAGAATGAGGCTGAGCAGGCCGCAGAACCGGCCGAGGCGGAGGAGGTAACCGCCGAAGAATCTAAAAACGACAAAGAATTTGACAATCAAACAACAGACAACGATATGAAAGCATCAGACATTCGCTTAATCAACGATAATCAGGAAAGTGGTCGCGTGTTCTTTCACACGTACGACGGTAAGACAATCTGCCGCACGATGACGTCGCGTGAAGTACAGCAGGGACAAGTACTTCGCAGACGCGAAGGGGAGAAAGCATGCACGAACTATTTTGTCGATTTGTTCAATAATAAATATTCGGAACCTCAAAAAATAGAGTATAGAAGAATGAGCGAGGCCGACACACGTTTTTTCTGGCTGCATCATTGTCGTGAAATAAATCCGCTCCCCTTCGACGAAGAAGAAGAATATCAAAGGTTGTTGTCAGATTTGTAATATTATGCCGAAAAATTATCCAGCATTCATCATCGACCGCAGCCGCCGTTCTCCGGCGGCTCGGTTTACCGACGATTTCGTTGTCTGTACAGACAAGGAGGTCGGATTTATCGCCCGCGGCTACCTTTTGCCGAAAAGCCGCCGGGACGCACATATAGCCGCGTTGCAAGCGGACGGTAAGACTTTCATCACGAAGACGTTCGAGGATTCGACGACGGTCGTGTTGGAGGTTGTCGAATATTTTCATACGCCTCTGACGCATCCGAATCGGGTGCCGCCGCTGTTGAAAAAAGCGCTAAGAGCATATATTTTCGGAGAAATGGAAGCGGTCGGCGGCGGTCGCGGCGGATACGATGAACAGATAGCCGCGATAGACGACGTACTGCGGACGGCCCTCTCCCAGCGGGAGCGCATGGTCGATGCACAGGGCGAGGCGGGGGCAGAACGCTTCATAAACGCACTTTGTGCAGCCCGCAGCACGGTAGCGTTGATGCAGAAGATTACGAAAAGCGAATAGCCGATGACCGAGAAAAAAAAGAAAGACGGCCGGGGCGGCTACCGTCCCGGCGCCGGCCGTAAACCGATAGACGGCCCTCGAGGAACAAGTCTTAGTTTTTTTCTTCAGCCGAAAGAAATAACCGAGCTGCGGGATTTCATGAAAAAACACGCCATCCCTACTCGCCGTGCGTTCATCGAAGAGGCTCTCCAGCTGATGAAAGAGCGTTACGGCGATACCGACACCCCACCAGGGGTTTTTAGAGAAAAATAAGACACCCCACCAGGGGTTTTTAGAGAAAAACAGGAGAGCCTTATTCAAGCTCTCCTTGTTTATTGTCGTATGTGTGGAAGAATATCGAAAGCAATAAGCCTATTCCAGTTCAGCAACAAACCTTTGCTTGCGGTATATCGTTTCGTGCAGTGCTCCCCATGCATTACATATGTCGAATATTGTCATTAACTTTGCCACAAAGATATAACAAAAGATGATAGCATACAAATATAAATTGTATCAGACCAAGCGGACAAAGCATTTAGACGCGATGCTCCGTGAGGCATCTTTTGTCTGGAATCACGCTCTTGCGTTGCAGAAAAGGTACTATTCGCTCTTTGGTAAGTATATCTCAAAGAATGCGATGCAAAAACACTATGCGAAGAGAATTAAGCGAACTCTGCTTCATTCACAGACCACGCAAGAAATTATCGAACGCCTTGATACTGCATATCAGAGGTTTTTTAAGAAATTAGCGAAGCGACCTCCTAAATTCAGAAGAGCAATAGACTTCTACTCTATTGTCTACAAACAGGGCGGTTTCTCTCTAAATGGAAATGTCTTGACGGTCAATACGATTAAGAAGCGTTTCAAATTTTCTTATTCGAGACCTTATGAAGGCAGGGTTAAGCGAATAGCAATCAAGCGTTCACGACTCGGGGAATACTATCTGATAATCACAACGGACGCAGAGCCGAAAGCGTATGGAAAGACACATGATGGTGCATCCGTAGGCATTGACTTCGGCTTAAAGACCTATATGACCTTATCGGACGGTACGACCGTGAGGAATCCGCTGTTCTTGAAATCCGACCTTGACAACGTTAGGCGCAAATTCCGCTCGCTATCCAAGTGTAAGAAAGGTTCAAACAACCGACAGCGCAGACGCAAGGATGTGTGCCGCGAGTTTGAGAACATCACTCACAAACGCGAGGATTTTCAGTGGAAGCTCGCACATGAGTTGTGCCGCAAATATGATTATATCTTCATTGAAGATTTATCGTTGCACGGCATGACGCGGATGTGGGGACGCAAGATGTCGGATTTGGCTCATGCGGAGTTTGTCGGCAAACTTGAATGCGTCGCACGGAAGTATAGCGTGACAGTTCAAAAGATAGACCGATTCTATCCGTCCTCAAAGACTTGCGAGTGTGGATATGTGAACAGAGAATTGAAACTTAGCGACCGCGAATGGGTATGTCCCGAATGCGGTAAGGTAAACGACCGCGACCTCAATGCGGCTGAGAATATACTTCGGAGGGGCATCTCCGAATTGTGGAGCGGGAGTAAGACCGTATCTGATACGGCGTCCCGCGCTTGCACACAAGAATCCCACGCGCTTTAGTCGTGGGAGTATGTCAACGTCCCCATATAGTGGTATCAGCCTACCCGGCTTTTCTTAATGGGTGAATAGCCACGCAATTCGTCAAGTTCGGTTATTAACTGCCGAATTTCTTCATCTTTCTGGCGAATCATCACGTTCTGAGATTCGATGACTGCGATAAGTTTGTCTGTGTTCATATCTATAGAGTTTTGGTTATGGCCGTTGTTTGTTGTTAGCTGGTCGGGCAAATTATTAGTAACATTTCACCTTTTCCTATCAAAAGCCATTCAATATTAAGCTCTGGAAATTGAATAGAAATACTGTGCAGTTTGTCGGGCTGTACCGATTTACTCATTGAGCTCACATAATTTCTGGATGCTCCAATTTGCTGTGAGAATTGGGATGCGCTTATGTTTTTATATTTTAAGAATTTGATAATCCTTGATTTAACATCCGTCTCCATATTGCGTCGTATTTTGCACAGTATTTTTTTTGCTTTTTATTTTTGATTGCACGGAAATTCTGTTTATCTTTGTTCCGTAATACAGAACGAATAAGCAAATATAGCAAAATTATGGAGTTAGTATTGATAATCATCATTTCCATCACTTTAGGTATGCGACAAAATTGAAGGACGCATGATTACAAACTGCCTTAAAGATAAGATAATGAAGAGGAATTTGAGAATTAGCGAGCGGATTAAGGCCTTGGAGATTGGAGAGGCTGTGAGTTTTCCCATCCCGGAATACAATTATTCATCCATCGGCGCTACGTGCCGCAGGATAGGGATTGTCACCGGCAAAATCTTTACCACCGAGCTCAACAGCAGATACAGCAAAAAACGGATGTTAACCGTGATAAGAATCAAATGATTATGAAATCGGGAGAAATCAACGCTGCGTCGCCTGATAAATCGGAGCTTCGGAAACAGGCTCGGTGTATAAATGATGGGGTAAAATTCGATAAAACAAATACGAGAATCATGAAAGCGCGAGTAGAAATTGATGAGCAAGCCGGCAAGGTTGTTATCATCACGGAACAGGGTACGGAGCATAGTTTTACCGCCCTTAGCCGGGCGGTAAGATGGTGCCGGGCGAACAATGTACGGGCCGAATTGGCCTAACATAGTCAGATGATTATTATTTTTCACCGTCATCTGGGAGGACCGCGGTGAAATGAATGCATAGCTCAATGGTTAGAGCGGTGCAGGAATGCGAAATAAGAATACCATGGGGATTGAAACACCCCGCATTTCCGAGCGCAGGTTGCAGGTTCGAATCCTGCTGCATTCTCAAACAAACACATTTTCAAATGACAACGATTGATAACAACGTATCCGTATCGTCTCAGGTACCGCCGCGGTTTTCGGGCCGCGACTTCACGTCGTCGGACTACCGGGAGGTTATCGACGAGCTGCTGCGGCGGACGGACGAGCGGTTTCGGTACGGCCTGCGGTACGAGGGGACGTACCCCTTTGCCGAGTTCTTTGCGGTGCCCGATGCGGCGGGCAGGCCGGAGGAAAGGCAGTTGCTGCTCCATGGCACGGTGGAGGTCTTTTGCGAGGTGGAGGACGACGACCCGAACGCCTCGTACTTCGGTGCCCCGGCATGGCGCGGCGTTGTCCGCCTCGATTCCTGGGAATGCCGACAAATGCCCGCGGCGCTGGAAGCGTACAGGGACGAGCGCGTCTTCTTGCAATGGCCCGTAGCCGTCTGCGACTTCGACCCGACGCAGGTAGATGGAGCTGAGGACTATTTCGATTAGGTACTTTTTCAAATTGTTTGTGATTTTAGTTCAGCCCCGGCCACGCGAGAGCCGCGCCGGTTTTTTTAGATAGTCTTAATTATCGATTAATTAATAGAAAGTATGGACGATAATTTAAGGGATTTGGTCGCGTCTAAAGACCTGCGCGGAACCTACCTGCGCGGAGCCAACCTGCGCGGAGCCGACCTGCGCGGAGCCGACCTGCGCGGAGCCGACCTGAGCGGAGCCAACCTGAGCGGTGCCAACCTGGATTTGTCGTGCCTCCCATTGTGGTGCGGCTCCCTGACGGCGCGCACAGACAGACGGCTGCGTGTCCAGTTGTGTTTTCATTTTTTAAGTTGGATAAAAAATGCCGGTAATGCCGATGCCGACGAACTGGAGATTTTCGAGAAGTTGAGGAACTATGCCAACGAGTTCCATAGACAGGACGTCGAGCGGCTGTAGGTAGAAAGGGGCATGTGGGCCGGCAGTCCGACACCGGCGGCGGGTTCGACTCCAGCGGCCCCTCAAAGGTTTATTAAAATACAGGAAAATGGAAAAACATTTCGAGCTGACCGATGAAACGATAGAAGTAGCCGGCAATACCCTGCATCGCATACGCTGTACGCGCGACTGCAAATGGGCCAAAACTGGCGACTTGGGCGGATTCATCGAAAAAGAGGACAACCTATCTGGCGATGCGTGGGTGGCCGACAATGCACAGGTGTTCGGCACTGCACGGGTGTCCGACAATGCACGGGTGTCCGGCAATGCATGGGTGTCATATGTATTGCACGGGAAGGATACGAGCGAGCCGGTTCTCCGGTCTGCCGAGGCGCTGATTTCCGAGCGGAAACAGAATATTGTATAGATAAATAGATAATATGTATGAAACAACCAGAATTCTTTCCAACCTTGGAACGACCGCTGGATTCACCGAGTAAAAGCCGGCTCGAGAAGTTCGAGAAGTACGATGTGTTTACGGCGAAGTTTACCCCAAAAAAGACCACCGACGATTGTTATACGCCGGAATTGGTGTACGACATTGTCGTGCAGTGGGTTCGCGAAAATGCGGATATTGAGGGCCGGGAAATAGTCCGCCCGTTCTGGCCCGGTGGGGATTACGAGGCATACGAATATCCGGATGGTTGTGTGGTAATCGACAATCCGCCTTTTTCGATATTCTCCAAAATATGTCGTTTTTTCATGGCACGCGGTATCCGATTCTTTTTATTCGCTCCGCATCTTACATTATTCAGTACGAGGGGGATAGAATGGACAGTTGTAACGGATGCGCTCATTACTTATGAAAACGGGGCGAAAGTGAAGACATCGTTCGTCAGTAATCTATTCGGGGATGTACGCATTATGACGGCCCCGGAGCTAAAAGAGCGTATCTATATTGCACAACGACCGCCAAAATCAACGAAAGCAATATATAAATTTCCGCCAAACATTATATCGGCGGCCCGGATGGGAAAATATGTTAAACGGGGTATGCCATCATTTGTTGTTCGGGCCGACCAATGCAGCCAAGTCACAAAGCTGCCTAACGGCGCGGGCATATTCGGTGGCGGTTTTGCCATAACAGACTCCGAAAAAGTAAAAGAATTGCAAAATATTTTTACTGAGTAAAAAAAAGATGCTTTTTAACAAAAACACAGCATCGTATATAATAAACACACATTTTATTATGGAAATGACAAAGAAACTCAAACCTTTCGATTTAGAGGCCTCCAAGGCCGGAGCCCCCGTGATGACGCGCGACGGTAGGCCAGTGAGGATTCTCGCGTTCGATGTGGAAGGCGCGAGATATCCGGTAGTGGCTGCTGTTAAAACGCTCGACGGAAAGCGTGAGGCTATCCAAATGTACACTGAGTCTGGCGAATACAGTTATGTAGTGGCTAAACACGATTACGACCTCGTGATGGCACGCGTCAAACACCGCGCGTGGGTGAATGTATATAAGAGCGAGCAATACCATATAGTTGACACCTTCGATACGGAGGAGGAGGCTATAAAGTATGGGGAAAAGTTCTCCACATATATTACTACTGTTCTTGTTGAATGGGAGGAATAGACATTCAGGGTGCGTAGCTCAGCGGTTAGAGCGATGCAGGGTACGGAAATAGGGAAACATAGGGTCGCAATTCCCGCGTATCCGAGCGTAGGTCGCAGGTTCAAATCATGCCTCACCCTCCAAAAACACAAGACATTACGATGGTTAACGACGTGAATATACAAGGTTCTCTTTTCGCCGATGAACAGCGGCGGGATACAGTTATGGCCCGTAAATCGAGGCGGGAGATACACGAGGATTATGACGGTTTTGTGGAGAAATTCAAGCCCCGAAAGACAACGGACGATTGCTACACGCCACAGCCGGTTTACGATGCTGTCCTTGGATGGTTGCGGGAAAATGCCGATATCGAGGGACGGGAAATCGTGCGGCCCTTCTGGCCTGGCGGCGATTACGAGCATTACGATTATCCGGACGGCTGCGTGGTGGTCGATAATCCTCCCTTTTCGATATTTACGCAGGTGTGCCGCTTTTTTCAGTCTCGCAACATATCCTTTTTTCTGTTCGCGCCGCATCTAACGTTGTTCAGTCCGGTCGACATGAATTGGACGGGCATAGTATGCGACGCTCGGGTGACATACGAAAACGGGGCATGCGTCGATACGTCGTTCGCCAGCAACCTTTTCGGCGACATCCGTATAATGACCGCGCCCGACCTGCTCGCCCGCATCAAAAATGCCGCAAAAACGAAGCGACGACTTATGGATTTGCCAAAATACATTTACCCGGACAATGTGGTATCCGCCGCATTGTTGGGCAAGATAGCCCCTTACGTCAAATTCGAGGTGCGGGCGTCAGAATGTCGAAGGGTCCGCAAACTCGATAACCAGAAAAGGGGAGGTGTTTATGGAGGCGGATATCTCCTTTCGGATAAGGCCACGGCGCGAAAAATCGAGGCTTACGAACAGGCGGCGAAGCAAGCGACGGTCATCGTCTGGGAATTATCCGAGCGTGAAAAACGAATTATCGCCGAATTGGAATAGGTTATACGAAAGCTATGGAATCGCTGCACATTGAGGAAGATATTTATCGGCAGATAGCTGAATACATTGAAGATAATGCCCTGCCGTACATTCGGGGCTGGCATTCGGAGGCAGACGAGTTTAGGATAGCTGATGTGTGTTTTGAAACGGATTCCGCTGCCGATGGTTACCAGTTTGTGTCTGTTACGGGTTATGGTTTGATACACTACACACGCAATACTTCCGGTGGAGAGTTTTCCCGCGAGTTCGACAGTCTTGGGCAGTGCTGGCTCGAAGTACACACATACGCTGAAGAAGGGTATGAAATAATCAATGATTTCAACATCAATAAATTGCGTAAATATTTTAAGTAGTTATGAAAACGAAAACGCTATATCTGTATGATTCCGACAAGGGATGGTTGTTATTTGAATACAATTTTCTGTCCGATTTAGCACATGAATTTTCAATCCGCACCATTCAGATGGGCTACGGTTGCGAGCTGGGCTACGACTGCAAGCTGGGCGACGGCTGCAAGCTGGGCGACGGCTGCGAGCTGGGCTACGGCTGCGAGCTGGGCTACGGCTGCGAGCTGGGCAACTACTGCGAGCTGGGCCACTACTGCAAACTGGGCGACGACTGCAAGCTGGGCAACGGCTGCGAGCTGGGCTACGGCTGCAAACTGGGCGACGACTGCAAGCTGAGCAACTACTGCAAGCTGAGCAACTACTGCAAGCTGGGCAACGGCTGCGAGCTGGGCGACGACTGCAAGCTGGGCAACGGCTGCGAGCTGGGCTACGGCTGCGAGCTGGGCGACGACTGCAAACTGGGCAACTACTGCAAACTGGGCGACGACTGCAAGCTGGGCAACGGCTGCGAGCTGGGCAACGGCTGCGAGCTGGGCAACGGCTGCGAGCTGGGCAAC